GGCAAATCTGAGCGAGCATCTTTTACAAAGCGTTGTAAGGATTGCATATAAGCTAAAGGTTCTTTAGGCATGTGGTAAGTGCTTGGATAATCAGTAATTTGACCGTAAATGCCAAAATAAGTTTCAGCTAGTTCATCGGTTAAATCAATAATCTTGTCATAGAAACCGCCTAAAGCCTTGTGCTTGGCGTAAGATTTGGTGGCCCAATGGAAAAAATGGGCATTTGTGCCTGAATGTAACAGAGTTGCGAGAAACAAAGCCATTGACTTTTCCATTTAAATCCTCAAAAAATTTAATTTCGTGACCTATTATCGCCTATTTCTTTTGTCGTAACAACCACCACAAAGCCATTTTTGATTCATTCCTTCGTTATATGGTACATAACGGCCAAATTCTTTAGGTTTTCTTTGTTTACAATTGTTGCACTCTTGCAAGGTTCTGTCGCTCAATTTCTTTGGGTACATTTTCCAGTTCTTCTATCATTACCAAGCATCCACCGCCTTTGCGAATTTCGCCCCTTTGTACCATTAAAACATCAATCTGTTCATCGTTATCAAATACACCAGCATCCGCTAAAGCATCCCAAAGGGCTTTGATACGGTTATCTATGTCTTGTTTGCGTCTATCCTTGGGATATAGTGTAACTTGCATTTCTAGGCGTTTTTCACCCAGTTTAGGTACACAATTCTCAATTACATAGTCTTGCACCGCAAGTTTAAACTCTTTGCCAGCTTTTGAAACATATCTGCGATGGCCATGCACCCCCCAATAGTGGTTTACAGATGGGGGTAGGGGTAAATTAAGCACTAGCATTTATATCCTGTTCAGCAATGTGGCAAAAAATACTACACTCAATGTTTGGTTCTTGTGGGTAATTACCGTCTGTAGGCTTTAATTCATCAAGAAAACGGTCTTTAAAAATAGTTTGGTTTTTAAATCGTTCTAGCTTTGCCATACGGTCAAAATGATCAGGAAAATCTACTTTTATCTTATTCCAGTAGCCCATCCCACCTTTTACACAGCCAATACAGTTATTGTTGTGATAACCAAGTTTATACATAGCTGGCAACTCAATATTGGCGTTTTTAAGCATAGCTAAACAATCTTCTTTGCCCAAACCCTTGTCAATTAAAGGTGTCCATATATTTACATCAGCGTTAGCATCAATAAATCTATCTAATCGTGCCTGTTCTTCTGCGGTGTAGCCAAAAACTTGTCTGTCAGTAGGCTTTTCAAAACGCTGACGAATTTGCTTTTTTAAGGCTCTAGTGCAAGGTGCTCCTTTGGGGGTGCGAATGTAATTTTTTTCAAATACTCTATAAATTGACCTGTCGTAAAAGTCATTGCCAATAATTTCAATCTTTTGCCCAAACCATTCTTCACATTCAGCCAAAAACCTTTTGTTATCAGGATGTTCTTCTTTGACTTCTGTGTAAGCAATGATTAATTCATGCTTTCCATTGTTTTCAGCAATGGCTAACTTAGTTGCAATAGCACTAGCAGCACCGCAACTGAACCAACAAACTATTCTAGTCATTAAGTAATCTTTCGGTCATTTCAAGCAAATCTTCTTGTCCAATTTGATGATGTTTTTCAAACCCTTTTGCTCCAAGACCATGTACACCTGTATTTCCTCGGTGGTGTTCTGGGCAAAGTCCGATAACTGGTGCATTAGCTCTTTTACCGCCAAATCGTCTAATGTGGTGGATTTCGCACTCTGTCCCTCGATGGCCCAAGTGATAACAAAGGATACATCCGAGTCTTGCAACTTTGTCAAAGTGGGCTTTTTCAGCTTTTGTTGGCATGATCCACGCTTGCTTGCTCTAGCTTTTCAGCAGATTCAGCAATATCTACCGCAATCTCCATCATTAGCATAGCGTTATTGTTTTTAAGAGCATCATCGTAATCACGAATCAATGTCTTTAGAATAAGGAATTCTTGGGTTAGGGTAATCATAATGTAAGCCTTTCTATTTGTCTGTTATTAGCACTTTCCGTCTGCCAAGCCTGAAAACGCATCTTAGCTGCTTCTAGTTGCCATTTAAGTTTTTCTGCATCTTCTGTTGCTTTACCTATTGCAACGCACAAATCTTGATAGTCTTGGCTTGCGTAAGCTTCACGCTCTTGACCACCAAGGCTTTGCTCACTTGATTTCTTCATCATAATGGCTTTAACGCTAGATTTGTAGGTTTCTAGCTGGGCTAGTTGACCTTTAGCTTTAGCGTAATTAGGGGCGTGTGTGTATATAAAGTTTATTGCTTCGTGTGGGTCATATTCATTCATCGCCAATCTCCTTTTTCGCCTCGGTTACCTTTGATGTACTGGTCTTGTATATCTCGCATGACTGATGGGCGTCTACTACCAAGTTCATAAGTTGAGATAAGTCTGCGAAACTCTTGCAAACCTTCTTCTTTTCTAAGTTTGATCCAGTATCTAACTTCGCATTGATGTCTATATTCTTCATCCGTATTTCCTGTTAGCAAGTCGTTCATTTAGGATGTTCCAAGCGGTTGCGGCACATAAAGGTACTTGTCCGTTTCCAATGGCTTTAAGTCTGTCCACCCTATCGGCCATCCCATCAGCCACTCTGTCCAAAGGGGGTTCAACCTGCCACCATTGTGCAAACCCGATACTTGCTCCCCAAGATTCCCTTTCCCCCTGTCCCTCAAAGCATGACGAGAGTCCTGAGATTTTGGAGTTCCCCACATTCTTACTGCTTGCGGAAGTGTCACAGAGTGCATTGACCCTTCTTTCTGTTGAGTTGATTTCAGGTTGTCCGTGTAAACATCCGAGCAAGTTGGAGTTGGCCATTTCTTCGGATTGTGTTTGACATATGTCACTAGACTTACTTGATGTTTGCCTGTTTCCATCAATTCTTTGCTCATTGGGCCTCTTTTGGCATCCCAAGAATTCGGGGTTGGCATTTTTTCCAACAATCCAAATTCTATTTCTTTGATGGTTTGCTCCGACTTCGTTTGCTCCCAACACTCCCCATTCCGCATTGAACCCCATGCTGGCCAAGTCTGCAAGCACTCGTTCAAGTCCTCTAGAAGTGAGCATTGGACTGTTCTCAATGAATGTGTATTTTGGTCGTACTTCGCTAATAATCCTTGCCATCTGCGACCACATTCCTGATCGTTCTCCGTCAAGTCCGTCTCCATTTCCTGCAATTGAGATGTCCTGGCACGGAAATCCGCCTGAAATGACATCAACAATTCCTCGCCACGGCTTTCCGTCAAAGGTTTGAACATCATCCCAAATCGGGAAAGACGGGAGAACTCCGTCATTTTGTCGGGCGGCAAGTACGCAAGCTGGGTATTTTTCCCACTCAACGGCACAGATTGTTCTCCATCCAAGGAGCTTTCCCCCAAGTATTCCGCCACCAGCACCTGCGAAAAGAGCCAACTCATTCATGCACCCCCCTGTTTTAAGCGTTCACGGTATTGACCTTCAGTTTCACCAATTTTGGGCAATATCCCTAATTCTTTACCTCTAGCCATAGTGCTAGCAAGAGTGGCATCCCAACGAGTAAAGGATTTGTCTTGAGTAAGTTGAGCTTGACCAACCTTTGCCCAGTTGTCAGCAATAGCGTTTCTAAAAGCAGCATCCCAATCTGAATACCTGTAGTTTTTAGCCTTGCACTTGTTAATAAAACTTTCAAGGTGTTTTTCAAGCTGAGTGTGTCCGTTTTTTAAAGCCCATGCTTTTATAGATTCTGAAATTTCAAACTCATCAGAAATGGGGGTGGGGGTCTTACTCTTACTCTCTCTCTTACTCTTCTCTTTCTCTACTCTACTCTTCTCTGTAGTAGCATCTTGCAAGCGTTCTGCTAGCATATTGCTATCTTCAATAAAAAAGCCATTATCAATCAAAGGCTTAATAGATGATATAACCTCTTTTTCGGTCATTCTTAGCCTAAAAGCTATTTCTTCAGGTGTCCTGTGGATAATTCCATCATGCGACTCACTTGCTAGCAACCAAAGCATTGGTGCTATAGCTTTGCTAGCAACAGGCAAGCGTTGAAATGCCATATCATCAAGCAAGTTTTTGTGGAGTTTTATCCAAGGTGGGGAGCGATGTTTATAGTGCTGAAAATTGTCCCAGTTTTTAGGAATTAGCTTCATTTTCAGCCTTTCTCAAGGCTACTTCAGCCATGTTTGCTTCTGCTTGAGCTATTAACTGATTTGCATTTTTTACAACACTTCTAAATTGGCCAATGGTCAAACAAACTATTTTTTCTTCTTGATCAAAAGATAAATCGCCATTAGATTTAAAACAGATTTTGCCTAAAAAACCAGCATAGACTTCTATGCCGTCTTGCGGTGGGAATTCCAACATATTGTATCCTCGGTCAAAAGGTAGTCATTAAAAATGGTAGGCAGACTGGTGACTAATCAGCTTTTCGCAGAATCCTCTGCTAGCCATACCCGTACTATTCTAACTCAGGCCAAATAATTTTATAGTTATTCGGAAACAATGCTTTTCTAGTAATTAAACCGTGGCTCTCCTTCTCAAGAGTAGCTGCCAAAATCACCATCTTATCCATAGGAATATCACCGTTTTGCCACATAGATACTGCTGGCACAGATACCCCAACCATCTTGGATATACGAGTTGGTCCACCTAAAAGTTTAATTATTGCAGTTGCGTTCATGTAAGCTATCTTAACTTATTTATAAAATAATTGCAAATAATTGTTGACATAGTGCTTAAGGTGGCTTAATATTCTTTTACGGCAATAAGTCGTGATAACAGAAAAGGATGCTCTTATGAGTGAAATAGAAACGCAACAGCAAGACTTCAACAGCTTCCAAGAACACTTGGAACGCATCTTTAAAGACCTAGAAGATGGGGTCACAATAACTATGGAAGAAATTGACGATTTACGCTATGCGTGTGGATTACCATCGCCAGTTAAACCTAACCCTGTATTAGCTTCAGTCTTTGATGATTTTTCAAATATTTTTGGGAGTAAACAATGATTATTTCAGATAACAGTAAAGAATTTAAAATCGCACCAGCAGGCTTGCACATGGCTCGCTTGTATTCAATCATTGACCTTGGCCATCAAGCTACAGAATGGGCTGGCGAAACCAAAATCATGCACAAAGTTGTATTTACTTGGGAGTTGCATGGTGACGATGATGCAGGTCAACCATTAAAAACAGACGATGGAAAGCCCCTAATCGTGTCTAAGCGATATACCGTTAGTTTAGGTGACCAAGCTCGTTTAAGGCAAGACCTAGAATCATGGTCTAACAAAAAGATGAGTCCTGAAGAACGCAAGAACTTTGACCTAAAGAACCTATTGGGTAAGTTTTGCATGGTAAACATCACTCACAGCGAAGATGGCAAGTACGCTAACATTTCAGGTATTAGTCCAGTGCCGTCTGCCTTGCGTAATGTTCAACCTGAAGGCATTAACCCACCATTGCATTTTTGGTTGAATGAATTTGATCAAGCTAAATACGATGCCTTGCCAAAGTATTACAAAGAAAAGATTGCAGAATCATCTGAATGGCGTGGACAGAAAAAGGTTGAGAAAAATGAACCTGTTTCTAATGATATGCCTGATGACATCCCTTTTTAACCCCAAGGAG